TAAGTGAGCTTATAGCATTAGGTGCTAGCAAGTCTTATCCTAACTTTAGTGTGCTAACTAAATCTGAAGCACAGACATTAGCTGCTAGTTTAACATTTACAGGAGAATAAATGTCTATTAAAAAAACAAAAAGAGTTGTATATTCGAGCAGTATTGGCAACCCCTTTCAAGGAGTTAAGCCTACTGTTAGAAGAAAAAAGAATTTAAAAAGGTGATGAATGAGTAGACTAGTATATAGAATACAGGATTTAATTGGATTTAATTATACCGACGATGCTCTTAGTATTTTAACCGAAGACGAAGCTTTGGAAACTGCTTGTGCTGAAGTTATCGATGCATTGCCTGATTCTTATTTATTAAAATATGCTGTAAAGCCTGTAAATTTGAACGCTGGAAACGATGATACTGGTTTTCCTACTTCTGGCAAAAGAACTCTTAGAGTCATAAGAAAAGATGCTGGTGGTACAAAAAGGGTGTGTCAAGAGGTTGACATTGACGCTTTTGAAGAGATGCAAGATACAGATAGTATCTACTACCCTACAAGACATTCTCCTGTATATACGTTTGATGCAACCTCAGGTATTACTTATTTAAAAATATTGCCTGAATTAACTGGCGGAGCTGGTTTTGCAAATTCTGCTGATGTTTTTTTTATATCATATCCTTCAGGCTCTGATTTAACTCCAACTGCTGGTAGTGTAGACGGACTGCCTAACGAAGTAGAGCATGCAATAGCATTAAAAGCTTCTATTTATATTCTACAAACAAAAATAAGCGATGCTGTTCAAGATGAAGAAGATGACGAAATGCTTAATATGCTACAAGTTCAATTACAATCTTTAATGGCGATGTATACAGCTGAACTTTCTAGATTAACTCAAATAGAGCCAGAGGAGAAGCAATAATGAAATTACTTGAAATGGTAGAGCTAGTTCAACAACATCATCCGCATATGGGTGAGACTGAAATTATTAGGTTATTAAATAGAGCTAAAGATGACTTTTGTGAAAGAACTGAAATAGTTAAATCTACATATACTATAGCTACTGAAGCAAATCAAAGATATTATCCATTAGACAGCGTAGGAAGTATAACGTCTGAAATATTAAAAATTAAAGAGGTATGGTTAAATGATACGCTTATACCTAGATTGCTAGAGAAGCCTCCAGTAGATGATGATACAAGTGAGTTAGAATAATGGCTTTACAGAGATATTGGTATATAGATAGAGGGCAAGGTGGTAGAGATAGACTAGGTATTGTTGAAAAGTCAAATTCTCAAACTACAAAAGAGACTATTACAACAGATTGGGCATCCGTATCAGAGGTAAAAGATTTAAGACTATATACTATAGATACTCAAGCAGATTTTGATGTAAATGATTTATCAGCAGAAAATACTGAAATACCTAAAAGATATCATGAAGCTTTAGTAAATAAAGTTATTTCATTGGGATATAGAGATGCTAGAAATATGAAGATAGATGCATCGCAATTTTTTGACATGGAATATGAAAAATTAATAAAGAAGGCTAAAAAGCATGCTAGGACTAATTATCAGACGCATGGCTTTGTTAAGCAAATAGATTTTTAGGAGAATAAATGACACTTATAAGAGAAGGTAGTACATCATCAATAAGCGAAGCAATATCGGGAACATTTAGTGTTACAGGATTAATTACAGCTAGTGCTGGTATAAAATTAGGAAGTGGAAGCAGCAATCAGGTAATACAAAATTCTGCTGGTGAGGATACGCTAACTTTAGATGCAGACCAAAATGTAGTAGTAGCTGGACACCTTACAGTTACTGGAAATAATATAAAATCAAATACCGCTACGGTTATTACATTGTCAGCTGATGATGCTACAATAGCAGGAGATTTGACAGTAACAGGAGCTAGTAGTGGGAAAATAACTCTTGGAGCTGATAGTGATGATGTAGACAGGAGTATTGTGTTTGGACATGGTACTTTAAAAACTATTATAGGTATAGATGATGACCAGGATGTTTTTGCAATTAATGCTGATAATACAGGAGCTTTTGAAGCTGTAAATGATGTTGAAATTAGTAGTGGTGGCCATATGGCAATAAAGGGAGACTTAACTGTAACTGGTAATGATATTAAATCAGATAGCGCTACAGCTATTACATTAAGTGGAACTAATGCTACTATAGTAGGTGACTTGACTGTTACAGGTGGTGATACTACTATTAAAGCTGCAAATGATGTTGCTGCAAGTATTTTAATGCAAGCAGATAATAGTGACGACGTAGGAGATGATTGGAAGATAGTTGCTAATACTGGTCAAACTCTTACATTTGAAAATGATATAAATAGTGGTACTCATGCAGCTATGCTTACCCTAACACCTCATGCAACTCCAGCTCAATCAATTACTACTGTTGCTGGAGATTTAGTTGTTTCTGGTAATAATATTACATTTGGAAATGGGGAAAGCATTCATAATGAAGTAGATAGTGTTCTTAGGATAATATCAGGTACTACGCTTGTTGAGGGAACGTTAAAAGTAGAAGCTTCCTCTGGACACTCACAGCTTAGAATAAATGCTCCTTCTTCAGGTGGGGATTCTAAGATATTATTCCAAGAAGCTACGGTTAATAATTGGTATGCTGGTAGCTATGGAGCAGATAATACTTTTCATATAGGAACAGGTAGTGCTGTTGCTACTAATACAATGCTGAAATTATCAACTAGTGGCGATTTAACGATTACTGGTGGTATTACATCAGCTGGAGCAACTATTGCTACAAGAACTAGTGTAAACAATTTAGCAAATGATGGTGAAATCCCTATAACAGCAACATGTGTTAATATAGATGCTAATAGTTCAGCTAGAACAGGAATTAGATTTGCAGATACAGGTACAGCAGGTCAAATGATAATTGTGAATAATACAGGTGGTGAGGATTTGACATTTCATAACACAGAAGGAACAGCTAAAGTTAGAGGGATACATGCAAGTTACGATGTAATGGAACCTAATGGGGTATATATATTTGTATCTGACGGAACTTTATGGAACTATATAGGTGGTGGAATTGACAGTCAAGCTAACCTTGGCATGGCAGCAACGCCTTAAGATTTATAATACGGAGGTAAGATGGAAGAAAAGATACAAGAACTTAAAAAGCAACAGGAAGCTGCTAAGGAGCTTTTCATTAAATGTCAGGGTGCTATAGAAGTTCTAGAGAATATGATGAAAGAAGAAAAGGAGTCGAAGAAAGATGTCAAAGAAACCAAGTAAAGACTTTGATATAGATAAGTATAGACAGGATATGGTTACGACTTTGACTGTCTTAAAACATGATGTCAGACATATAAAGGAAACTTTGGTAGACCAAAGAACTTTATTGAGAGAGCAAAATGGAAGAGTTAGAAAGAACGAAAGTGCTATCTCTAAAATATTTGGCATGGGAAGTGTTATTCTAGGTATATTTGGTGCCTTGATAACTTGGTTATTTAATAAATAGGAGAACAGATGAAAGTAATGATATCTAAACTGCTAAAGATGGTATTCACACCTAAGATGAAAAAACAAATGTTTATTGCTTTAGGTGACCATTTAGTGAAATCAACTAAGAATAAGTTAGATGATAAGATATGGGCGACAGTAAAAAGCAAGATATAAAGTTTGTTATGCCTAGTGATGTTTCGCCACATGGAAGTGAGCCATTGCTTACCATATGTGGCGATTTAGTATGTTTCCCAGATAAAAAAGACATGGTTTCTAAAGTTGGTATTATAGGTGGTAATAATTTCTCTAAAAGACCCGATGAATGTCCTTGCTGTAATAGCGAGGCTGTTTTAGGGGTAGAAGTTCTAGGAGCATATCCTGGAGCTTTATTATGGCAATGCATGAAATGCGATGAAAGGTATTTGAAGTTTGATAAAAAGACTACAAATGAGCTCTTAGAGAAAGTAAAGGATACGTATACCGTTCCTGATGACTGGGGATACCAACCCAAAACAGAGTTCAGTTAGGGGATTAGATGAGAAAAAAAGGCGTAGTGAATCGTGCTATTGTCACTCCAGATAAGCACTTTCCACTAGCAGATGAAGCGGCAATAAATGTCGTCTGCAAAGCGATAGAGTTAGTAAAGCCTAATATTTATATTGACTTAGGTGATACAGGAGAATGGGAGATGTTTAGCAACCACTACTGGAAGGACAGAGAAAAGCCTCCTTTAGAAATGCTAATACCAATGCTAGATAGAGAAGTACAATTAGTTAATGATGGAATGGATATTATTGACAGGTCTTTAGATAAGGTTAAATGTAAAAAAAGACATTTTATCCAAGGTAATCATGAAGTATGGTTAGATAAGTTTGTTACTAAGCATCCTTATCTTCCTCAGTATGAAACAAAGAAAGCGCTAAGATTGAAAGAGCGTAAGTATAAATACTGGCCAGAAATCTCAGATGAGAAATTAAAGCTAGGAAAGTTAAACTTTACTCATGGAGATTTTGTACCTATACATCATGCTAAAAAACATTTATCTTCTTATAAGGAGAATATAATGTACGGGCATACACATGACTTGCAGCGATTTACCGATACAGGATTATGTGGCACTCAAAGCGCATGGAGTATGGGATGCTTAAAAGATATGTCTGCAAAGGCAAATCCTTGGATGAGAGGGAACCGTAATAATTGGAACCATGCATTTGCTATTATAGATTGGTTTAAAAATGACAACTTTAAAGTAGAGGTAGTGGAAATAATTAACGGTGAGACCTCAGTGTGGGGTAAATATATAAATGGTAACTAAAAATGAACGAAGAACAACTACAAAGTCAAGCAGAAGGTATACTAGGTTATATAATGTACTTCGTCCTATCTGGCGTGGCTCTTTTACTAGTCAAGTCGACTATAGAGTCACTAGTGGAGAGTATAAAGGTGTTCATGGGAAAGGATTTGAATACGGACGATGTTGTGATATTGAATGGTCGACCTGCCAGGATAGTACGAGTGGGCATGTGGAAGACAACGTTCTTTGCTTATGATATAGGTATGGCTAATGGTGAGCCTTATGTTAAAGGCGGTACTAAGATACAAATACAAAATGATAAGCTAAAAGACCAGATGATAGAAAAACCACTACAAATGTTAGACTTAAGTAAATGGAAGGAAAAATGATAGTTAAAAAAGCATTGATGAATCAAATAGAGAGAATGATAAAACAGAAGCTAGGAGTAAATCCTGATGCTCATAAAATTAGACGCTTAGAGGTTGAGGTTAGAACTATGCAGGGAAATATAGCTAGAATGCAAAATATGATAGATTCTAGCCTAGAAAACAAGTGCTCTAAGTGTCAGTGTAAGGTAAGGGAGAAAAGTGGCTAGAAATATAAAGGAAATAAAGAATTTTAATGCTGGTACAATAAGCAATGCAGACCCAAGAGAGACTCCAGATGATGCACCTATACTGTCGTACAATGTAGACGGTAATAGTCCAGGTGGTATTTTAAGAGCAAGAAAAGCAGATAAATTAAAGGGTGGCCATATAGACCATGCTAGAATGAAAATGAATACTGGTCTAACAGTAAGAAATTCATCAGGTGATGGTGGTAGTGGTAATTGGCCTACAGCTGTTGAATTTACAGGGTTTTGTGAATTAATTATAGGTGACTATATAATTATAAACGACGAAATTATGTTAATAACCAATATAAATCAGGTTATGAACGATTTTGCATTAGTTGGTGTTACTAGAGGACAATTAGGAACAACGTCTGTTAACTTTTACGAAGACGATGTTGTTTACAGAGCAGTTAGCCCTGTTGCATCCTTTACTTATAAAAGCGAAGACTCTGGCGATAAAGAAAACATGGTTGTGATAAGTAAAAATGGATGGGTAGATGGAGTTTATGACTGGAATGAAAATTTATTTGAACTAAATGAAGATGGGACTGACAGCGCTACGAGAATCGTTACTGTCGGTCAAGGTGTTAATGAGCAATTAGGAACAACTGATTTAATAAGTGACTTCTCTAATTTCCCACACAAGATAAGTCATAATAACAACCCTTCTATTGTTGCTAAAAATAGTGTCTTTTTTGTAGGATGCGGTTCATCTCATACAACTAAATGGCTTGGTAGGATAAAAAAAGCTAATGTGAGTAATCTATCAGGCTTTTTAATGCTAGACGACAAGTTAATATCACCTGCAGAAGGTGGGTTTGGATATGATAAGATGATAACTTTCCAACAGTCACTTACTGATTACGCTGTTTCCGAGTCAGTTAAGGATTTAACTGCACTTGACAATGCTAGTAAAGTTATACACATTGCCTTTAAAAGGGGAACTCAATATCTAACCCTAATAAACGCTGATACTGGAATGGCATATACCTCTGCTCTATTAAATTTCACTATCGATAATATATGCAAATGTGTTTCTAGCAAGAAGTTTTTAAAAGTATGGGTTTATGAAAAAGGAAATGCTACAGATATAACTAATCCAGGAAAAATTCATTTATTAACAATCCCTAATATTGACTCTACTACAGCAGATGGGACCGCTACTTTAGGCTCTTTTGGACTCTCAGATGGATGGGTGCCTATGTTAGATAAAACTATTAATATACTATTAGCCCCAGAAGATTCTGTCCCTAAAGCTAGTGATGCTAACTCTAAGAATTATGGATATGAATCTACTCCATTATACAATAAAGGATTTAACCTAAATGACGGAGATGAATATGAAGGTGGTCAAGAAATAAGTGATATTCTAGAGACCGTTGATGCTAGCGGAAATGGCAAATTATGGATATTAGCAAGTCCATTAGATGTTGATGACGAAGAGCCTGATAAAAACTGGTTTAGAGTCACTCCTTATTTACCTGTAACTGGGTACGATGAGAATAGTTCGCATGGCGCACCTTTTTGCTGTTTTAGGTTTTTATGGTGCTCTTATGAAAGATATGATGAATATGATAATCCATTAAATCATATAAAGGGTGATGAGTTGAGTGGTGGAGGTAGTATTGATATATATTTTAATGACAAATCATTTTCTATGATGCAAATGAGGGAGCATGGGAAAGGCTCTACTGCAAGCTTTACT